CTTTCCAAATGCGCCAACTAATTCTACGGGCGCCGCTATGTTAAAAACAAAACGGCCCGAAACGAACATGGCTTTTGCTGACGCCCCCCAAGCTGACGGCCTGCAACTTTGGCCAGCTGACCAAGTGGAGCGCCGGCCTGTTGCTGCCCTGGTGCCCTACGCGCGCAACGCACGCACGCACAGCGACGCGCAGGTGGACCAGCTGGCAGGAGCCATCAGGGAGTGGGGGTGGACAATCCCCATTCTGGCCGACGAGGACGGCACGATAATCGCCGGTCACGGGCGGGTGTTGGCGGCCTTGAAGTTGGGTCTGACCGACGTGCCGGTGATGACCGCCAGGGGTTGGACCGAGGCCCAGAAGCGCGCCTACGTGATCGCGGACAACAAGCTGGCGCTGAACGCCGGGTGGGACGACGACATGCTGCGGGTCGAGTTGGCCGGGCTGGACGCTGACGGCTTCGCCCTGGACCTGCTGGGGTTTGACCAGCGCGAGCTAGGCCAGCTGCTCGACGGGCTGGACGGGGCCGGCGGCGGACTTGGCACGGGCGCCCTGGCCGAGCGGTTCCTCGTGCCGCCCTTTAGCGTCCTGAACGCCCGCGAGGGGGTCTGGCAGGACCGCAAGCGGGCGTGGCTGTCGCTGGGCATTGAAAGCGAGCTAGGGCGCGACGGCGGCGCGGTCAGCTACCACCAGCAGAGCCTAAACGACTTGCACCACAGCGGCGGCATGCCGACCGGCACCAGCATCTTTGACCCGGTGCTGTGCGAGCTTGCCTACAGGTGGTTCAGCCCGCCCGGCGGCCAGGTCCTAGACCCGTTTGCGGGCGGCAGCGTCCGGGGCGTGGTCGCGGCGTCCCTGGGGCGGCCCTACTACGGGGTGGACCTGTGCGCGGCGCAGGTGGCGGCCAACCAAGGCCAGGGCGCGGCGATCCTGACCGGCGACCAGCCGCGGCCGATGTGGGTGGTGGGCGACAGCCGGGCCGCGCTGGCCGACGCCCCGCCCGCCGACGTGGTGTTCAGTTGCCCGCCCTACGCGGATTTGGAGGTCTACAGCAGCGACCCGCGCGACCTGTCCACCATGGCCTACGCGGACTTCCTGACGGCCTACCGGGCGATCATCGCGGCGGCCTGCGACAGGCTGCGGCCTGACCGCTTTGCGGTGTGGGTGGTGGGCGAGGTGCGGGACGCGGCGGGGGTCTACCGGGGACTGGTCCCCGACACCGTGCGGGCCTTCCAAGACGCCGGGCTGGGCCTCTACAACGAGGCGGTGCTGGTCACCATGGTGGGGACGCTGCCGATCCGCGCAGGCAAGCATTTCAGCGCCGCCCGCAAGCTCGGGAAGACGCACCAGAACGTCCTCGTCTTCGTCAAGGGCGACCCCAAGCGGGCCACGCTGGCCTGCGGGGACGTGGACGTGGCGGACCTAGACGCGCTGGTGGACGCGGGCGCCGACGACGTGCCCGAGGCGGCATAGCAAAAGGCCCCGCCGGGGTACGGCAGGGCCTTGGGCTTGTCGGTCATGTGATGGCGGACCTAGCGCCCCAGGGCGGCGCGCAGGCGGTCCCACCAGAAGGCCCGTGAGGGGCCTTGGGCGTTCCAGTAGCCCCGCCCGTAGGCGTTGGGGTACGGGTCGCCATAGGCCCCGTTGGGGCGGCCAGCGAGGGCGTCAGCACGGCCCCGGTCGTAGGCGGCGGTTTCCTCCGGGTCCGCGTAGGTCACGGCTCGGCCCGGATCACGATGGGCGCAGGCGGGTTGGTGACGGCCCACACCAGCGCCACGACCCAGCCCACCAGCGTCCAGCCGAGGAGCAGGTTCAGCAGGCCGATGGCTAGGGTCTGACGGTGGGGGCCCCGCATGAGGGCGATCACCAGCGGCAGGAAGTAGGTCGCGATCAGGAGGGCGATCACGAATAGGGCGGCGGTTTCCATAGGTCGGGTGGTCCTGTGCAATTGAGGTTGGCGGGGGTCGTGCCCCCACGCCCGTAGCCCGGCCCCCGTCACCGGGTCCGGGCATGGGCGGGTCTACCGCTGTGACGGGGGTGGCTTAGGCTGCCTTGGCCGCCTTCTTGGCCGCCTTGGCCTCCAGCGCCACCACGGTCAGGTCGCGCCAGCGGCACAGGATCGCGCGGCTGCTGGACTTGGGTTCCGTGGTGTCGGCCTTGAGGGCCGCCACGTCACCGGCCTTGGCCGCCGCCACCAGCGTTTCCAGCCGCTTGCGGAACGCCTTGTGGGTCGGGGCCGAGAAGTCCGGGGCGACCGGCAGGACACCCTTTTGGGCGGCTGCCATGGCGTCGGCTTGGGCCTGCTCGCGCTTGCCCGGTTCCTTGACCTTGGCGACCTTGGGGGCCTTGGGCTCCTTCGGCGCCTTGGGGGCCTTAGCCGCCTTGGCGGGCTTGGCCGCCTTGGCCTTGGCCGGGGTCTTGGCCTTGGGCGTCTTGGCGGGCTTGGCCGCCGGGGTGTCGGCAGCGAAGGCCGCCACGGCGTCTGCGTTGCTGGCGAACCCGATGTCTTGGGCGGCGCTGTCCAGATCGGCGGCAACCGCTTCCGGGCTGGTCAGGGCGAAGTCTTCGGCGGGGGTGATGGTGGTCATGTTGTCTCCGTTTGCAATGTGGATCGTGAAACCCTCGGGGGTCACCGCGTAGAGGATTGCGCGTCGGTCGCCCTGTGCGTCGGCCATGGCCGCAGCTAGGTCAGTAAACCTGCGAGTATCGAACACACCGCGTCCAAGGAAACGGCTGGTCGTGTACTCAACGGCGCGAGCGATTTGCTCGTCATCCCAGGTTTGTCGTGCGCCTCTTTTCTTCATGGTGTCCCGTCCGGGGTGTGTCCAAGTCTCTACGGGCTCGTTTCCCGACTATCGAGTGCCATTCGGAGGGTGCGGCGCCCTGCCGCTCCGGCGGCGTGGAGTGCCCCGCATGACGATCACCGGGCGGACGCCCAAGCCCACCCTGGTCCGCCAGCTGGAGGGCAAGCCGGGTCACAGCCGACCCATCAACGAAAGGGAGCCGCAGCCGACCGGGCAGCTGGTCAAACCGGACATCGTGACCGGGGAGGCCGCCAAGGAGTGGGACCGTGCGGTGGGCGCTATGCCGCCGGGCATCTACACGTCCGCCGACGCCCCGGTGCTTGCGGTCTTTAGCATCGCATGGGTTCTGTACCGGAACGCCCTGGGCCAGGTCGCCCGCGAGGGCATGACAGCGGTGGGCAGCACAGGGCAGAAGGTCGCCCACCCGTCGCTGGCGACCCTGGCGAAGCAGGCCGAGCTAATCCTAAGGGCCGCCGACAGGCTTGGGATGTCGCCAAGCGCAAGAACAAGGCTGGCGGTGGGCCCGGAGGCGCCCCCCGGCAAGTTCGACGGTTTGCTAGGCGGCGCCCCGCTAAGGCTCGTAATACCGCCCGCGCCGAAAGGGTCTGCGCGTTCATCGAAAACCTGACGATCCCCAGCGGGGTCGGGGCTGGCGGGCCCATAGTGCTGCGGCCTTGGCAGCGCCGGTTCGTCTTCGATGTCTACGCGCCGATGTACGAGGACGGCGGGCGGCTGGTCCGCCGGGCGGTCCTGTCCATGGGCCGCAAGAACGGCAAGACCCTGCTGGCGGCGGCCCTGGCGCTGGTGCACCTGGTCGGGCCTGAGGCCGAGCGGAACGGGGAGATTTACAGCGCGGCCAACGACCGCGAGCAGGCCGCGCAAGTCTTCAAGATGGCCCGGCAGATGGTCGAGTTGGAGCCCGAGCTTGCTGCGGTGCTGAACGTGGTGCCGTCCACCAAGACCATCGTGTGCATGGGCAACGGCAGCTTCTACCGGGCGCTGTCGGCAGAGGTGGGGACCAAGCACGGGCTTAACCCGTCGTTCGTGATCTTTGACGAACTGGCGCAGGCCAAGAGCCGTGACCTCTACGACGTGCTGGACACCAGCATGGGCGCCCGCCTTGACCCGCTGTTCCTGGCGATCAGCACGCAGTCCAACGACCCCGAACACATCCTGTCGAAGCTCATAGACGACGGGCTGCGGGGCGAGGACGTGACGGCGGTAACCCACCTGTACGCGGCCCCGGACGACGCGGACCTGGCGGACGAGGCGGGCTGGGCGGCGGCCAACCCGGCGCTGGGGGACTTCCGGTCGGTGGACGAGTTGGCGGTGCTTATGGCCCGCGCCAAGCGGCTGCCGGCCGAGGAGCCGAAGGTGCGGAACCTGTATCTCAACCAACGGGTGTCGCCCAACGCCGCGCTGATCGCACGGGCCGACTGGATGGGGTGCAAGGGCGAGGCGCCTTGGGCCGAGGGTGAGCCGATCTACTTGGCGCTGGACCTGTCGGCCAAGGTGGACCTGTGCGCCCTGGTGGGCGTCAGCGTCGCCAACCCGTCGCTGGTCCGGGCGTGGTTTTGGAAGCCCGGCGACTACTTGGAGGAACACGAGCGCCGCGACCGGGCGCCCTACACGCTGTGGGCCGCCAACGGGTGGCTGGAAGCCGTGCAGGGCCGCAGCGTCCACCCCAGGGCGGTCGCCAACCGCATCGCCCAGCTGACCGGCGACTACCGCGTGCTGGGCTGCGCCTACGACCGTTGGGGCATGCCCAACCTGCTGCGCGAGTTCGATGACATTGGGCTGGAGGCCCACAAGGACGGGGATGACCACGCGGACGGCCTGCGGCTGGTCCCTTGGGGTCAGGGCTTCAAGGACATGGCGCCGGCGGTGGACGCGCTGGAAACTGCGGTCCTCCACGGCCAGCTGCGGCACGACGGCAACCCGGTGCTGACCTGGTGCATGGGCAACGCGGTGGCGGTCACCGACCCAGCTGGCAACCGCAA